CAAGCCATTGCAGGATTCCAAAGGGAGTGCCCCGTTATCTTGCAGGAAACAAAGGGATACGGATACACATACGCCGACCTACCAACTATCCTGAAAACGATAAACCCCCTCCTAGAAAAATGGAGGCTAGGCTTTACGCAACCCTTGGATGATAACAAAGTCAAGACGATAATCTTTCACATCGATACTGGCGAAACCATCGAGAGTTCAATCACTATCCCCGAGGGCGTAATGCTCAAAGGTATGAACGATTTCCAAGTTCTTGGCTCGGCCATTTCTTACCTCAGGAGGTACAGCATCAGTTCGATTCTCGGGATAGTATCGGACAAAGATACGGACGCCTCAGGAGAGCAAGTCAAGGCCCCTAAAAAGAGAGCCCTAAGCGATAGCGAGTTTGTTCGCCTTTGCGGAGCCGTAAGTGGTGGCTCGATATCCTTGCAGGATGCAAAGCAAAAGTTTGCGCTAACGCCTAGTCAAATCGAAACACTTGAAACGATATGACAGCGCATAATTGGTTAGTCAGGGCCTCCCAAGTTGGGGGGCTTATGACAAAGGGCAAAGGCAAAGAGGAGTGGGGGGCTACAGCCATGAAAGTTATACAAGATGCAGTCCTTTACAACGAGTTTGGTATCGATAAGTTTGTAACCTCTAAGCACATCGAAAAAGGGATTATAAACGAGGCCATGTCCTTGGAGATGATAAAGCGAGTGATAGGGTGGGATTTAGACCTAGACAAGCCTAAGATGCGCCTAGTAAATAAATGGGTTATCGGAGAGCCTGATGTCCTAGGCAACGGCTATCTAATTGATGTCAAGAACTCGTGGGATGGCACAACATTCCCATGGTTTGAAACCGAGGTGCCAAACAAGGACTACTTTTATCAACTGCAAACATATATGTGGCTAAGCGGATACTCGCATTGCTATCTAGTTTATACTTTAACGAGCGCTCCCGCTCATCTAGTATACAAAGAGGCGGAAAGGCTAGCCTACAACTTGCATAGTTTGCCAAAGTATAACGACAAATCATTTGATGAAATGCTCGAGATAGGCGAAGAGATGGCCAGCAGGCAGTTGCAGTTCGACCACATCCATGAGGCCCAAAGGGTAAAAGTTTTTCGCATAGAAAGGAGTGAGGAAGTAATCGACCGCATCCGAGAGCGAGTGGAGCAAGCCCGCGTAAAATACGATGAGTTTCTTAATCAACTAAAACCGAAAAAATGAGAGCATACGAATGTTTTAACAGCCACCTAACGATGTCGTTTGACAACGGAACGCTAGCATCAATTACATGGGCCAAGGGCACATACAGCGATGGAGGCGAAACAACCGCAGAAGTTGCATGTTTTAGTGCTGACGGCAAATGGATGGTATACTCTTTCGATGAGCAAAAGTTTTACATCCTAGAAAGCATGGTCGAAGTCATGCGGGATATCACGCCCAATCAGTTAGTAGAAATCTTAAACAAATTAACAACGCTATGAAAGCAAAAGTAGAAACATGGTTGGAGCAACTTCGCACTGGCGCAATCAAATCAAATCTAGTGCGAGTTTTGGCTCACATCAAATCTAAGGATTTCGGCACCACGATATACGAGATGCGTAAGGAACTAGGGATGAGCCACCAATCTTTAACGGCCACCATTTCGATGCTAGCAGACGAGGGCTTGCTCATGGATACAGGGGTTATCCAAAGAGAAACGTCATGGTATACTATTTACATCTTTGTAGAGCATCCAAACGTTCGCAGGGAACTCGCAGAAAAGCGACACCGCGAGAAATTTATACAATGGGTAGAGAGAGGCCTCAAAGAATACGAGAGCCTGATGTATAGCGATACAAAAAGAGCGCTAGCGATGGAACGCGATTATACGCCTAATCGATGAGTAAGTATTTTATCATCATGTTGAGTGCGCTCATCCTAGAAATAGGTAGCACATTTTACATACGCTTTGTGGCAGATAAGGACCCCATCGGGATGCTTATCTTTGCATTCATCGGGCCGTTCCTTAGCCTACCCTTTGCGGGATATATGGTAGAAAGCAAGACGTGGAGCGAAAGGTCAGCGATGGCCTTAGCCTTGGCCCTTGGCTATGCCTTGGGATGTTTAATAGTAATTTTTTTAATCAAATAGCATGAAAGCGAAAAAAACAAACGAGCAGTGCACAATCACTCAAATCGAAAATGGGTACTCGATACGCATAGGAGCGGAATGTTCGGGCAACTTTAGAGAAACATACGTTTTTCAATCCTTTACGGAAATGGTTAATTTCTTAAACGAATATTTTGACTTCAGGAATGAGTACTTAGTAAGCGATTACATAAACCAAAAAAACAAAGTAAAAATGGAAACAAAAGCAAACAGCGGTGCTATGTTCATAAACGACCGCAAAGAAAAAGAGAGTCATCCCGACTTTAAGGGAAAGGTAAACGTAAATGGTATCGAGATGGAAATCGCAGGATGGAAACGCGAATCACAAAACGGAAAGAAATATATTTCACTATCTTTCAAGGAGCCATACGTCAGCCCTGAAAACAAGGAGTATAAACCTCCTATCCAAAACAAGAGTTCGGACCCCTTTGATGACATATTTTAAGCCATGAAAAAATCCGACTTAGCAAATCTTAACTCACTTATCAGAGAGATGATACTCAGGCACATGGAGGAGCAAAACATCACGCTTAACGCATTTAGCAAGCAAGCGGGTGTGCATCAAAATCAACTGTGGCTGTATCTTTACTCAGGGAAAGAGAGCAAGGGATTGCACTCCTCTACCTTGGAAAAAATAGGTAGATATTTATCGAAAAATTAGTAGCGAGGGGGCCCGAGGGCCCTCTTTTTTAGTTTAAAACATACCGCTGTGAAACCCTTACCTAGTAAGAAGAAATGAGTTCGTTAAAAAGTAGATATATCCATCCATCCGTATAGGTAAACCTCTTAGAACTCATAAAAACAAGTCTCACAAGGTTTTGGTAAATAGGTGAAAAAGCGCAAAAAATGCAATTTTTTATACCTATTTTGTGCATCGTATTACTATTTTTATAACCTTTGTAAGCATGGCACGCGAGTATGAAAACGGATACCCGACACAGCGATACATCACTTATCTAGGGGATGTGCTTGGTGTGAATCGACATGCCCTCAGGTTCAACGAAACGTGGGGAACTACCAAGTGCGTTATCTACTACAAGGCGGAAATCGCCAACCGAAGTATCGAAACTTTTGCCAAGTTTTTGATGTATAGCCGTATCGATGTCAAGTCATTCCAAGATGGAAAAATCATTATAAACCAATCGAAATCATGAAACTAAAACTACAAATCGCACTCAGCATCGCATTGCTCCCCGTTGTATTTTGCCTCTTTATACTGGACCGCATCATCTTGGTGTTCCTACCTTGGATGCCATCGCAAGCAGTATACAAATGGTTTCATACTCCGCAGGATGTGCAACAATCACTATTTAGGGTTATCGGTGTGGGCTTAGCCTACTCACTGTATCTACTTATTTCCTTGTTTTTCTAATGCCTACGCCAAATCCTAACGAGCCAAAAAATGAGTTTGTAGCGAGATGCATCCCCGTTGTTATCCAAGATGGAACAGCAAGGAACACCGCGCAAGCAGTAGCCGTATGTAACTATTTATATCAAAATAATCAAAATGCAAAAAGTAGCCATCACGAAAGTGAAACCAAACCCGCGCAATCCGCGGATAATCAAAGACAACAAATTTAAGCAGTTAGTAAAAAGCATTAAGGAGTTCCCCGAGATGCTCGATAAACGCCCGATAGTGTGCGTTACTGATGAAGATGGGAAATACGTTGTGCTAGGCGGAAACATGCGCCTCAAAGCCTTAAACGAGTTAAAGTATAAAGAGGTGCCTATCATCTTAGCGGATGATTGGAGCGAAGAGCAACGCGACCAATTCCTGATTGCCGATAACGTTAACTTTGGAACATGGGATTGGGATATCTTAGCCAATGAGTGGGAAACGGCCACCTTGGTAGATTGGGGCCTTGATATCATGGGAGTAGATACATCGGAGTTGTTTCAAGTATCCCCGTTCGATAACGATGAGCCAGCGCTCGACTTTTCTCCTGAAGTAGAAACAGTAGTTCACGCATCGCTAAGCGACAAGTTTATCGCTCCGCCGTTTTCGGTATTTGATACTAAACAGGGCTATTGGCAAACAAGAAAAGCCGAGTGGAAAAGCCTAGGTATCAAAAGCGAAGTAGGGAGAGGGGGCAACCTCCTGAACTATTCGGATACTATCCTTAGCGCCTCCAATCCTAAAAAAGCGTTAGCCGATATCCTTAAAGGGAATAGTCCTAACACAGGCAACATCGAAAGCAAGATACCGAACTATTATGCAAAGCGAGAGGCAGGCCTTTCGGATGCGGAAATCATTAAGGAGTTTATCGAGGAAAGTGAACTCTCAGGAACTAGCGTCTTTGACCCAGTGCTTTGCGAGATATCATACAAGTGGTTTTGCGTTCCTGATGGTCAAGTTTTGGACCCGTTCGCAGGGGGCTCAGTTCGTGGGATAGTTGCCTCTAAGGTAGGATTGAACTATACAGGGATAGATTTAAGAGAGGAACAAGTTAAGGCCAACGAGGAACAAGTTAAAGAGATATGTGAAAGCCATCCGCCCCGATACATAGTCGGAACATCGGAGAGGGCTCAGGAGATTGCTCAGGGAGAGTATGACCTTATCTTTACTTGTCCGCCTTACTATGACTTAGAACAGTATAGCGATGACCCACAGGATTTATCCAACATGGAATACAAAGCCTTTGAGCAAGCCTACGAGGGTATCATCGCTCAGTGCATCGCTATGCTCAAACCTGATAGTTTCAGCGTCTTTGTTGTCGGGGATGTCCGCGACAAACAGGGCTACTATCTTGACTTTATCGGAAAAACGATACAAGCGCATGAAAAAGCAGGTGCTAGGCTATACAATAGTGCCATCCTCTTGGAAAGCGTAGGAACGGCAGGAATGCGGGCCTCTCGCATCTTTAACGGAGGCCGAAAACTTACAAAAGTGCATCAAAACGTTTTAGTGTTTTACAAAGGGGATGCTAGCAAGATTAAAGGCAAGTTTACGAACATCATCGCAGACGATGAGCCTCAGGTAGTAAGCACCGAGTTTGGGGAGCGAATTAATTTACTTTCGGAAATCTAAAAATCAACTATTATGCAAGCATGGCAACAGGGTTATGACCTTTCAATGTTAAAGGCGTTAAAGAGCGCCGTAAAAAATGATTATAAAAAGTATGTCTTTGGGGCCTTTGGGATGCCAAACGAACGGGATATCGCTACGGCCTTGGTCAAAAACCAAGTCATAAAAACAAAAGAGAACGACAGCATCCTGATACATCAACACTATCAAGCAAAGAGTAGGATAACTGACTTTACTCAAACTGTTATACCTATCGAGGCGGGCACTTTCTTTGTTAAGCATCTAGCAGGGCCCCAAAAAGAAAAACTACTAAAATACTATTGCGATGAACTAAGAGGTAAGCCTCTCATGATTGAAATCTTTGACGAGGATGAGCGCATGGTTGAAATGGTTAAGATGCTAGGTTTTACATACATCACTACTAAGATATCCGCATCGAGCGACTTAAAAGGGATATACCAAAGGGATGCAAACGTAAAGTATCGCTTAGCCATGGGGGAGGACATCCATCTTAAACAAATCAACTCCAAGTGGCTGTCTAATCAAGCGCTTGAAAGCATCCGCCAAGAACTAGCCAATTATACTAGTTGGGCCGACCATTATAGCAGTTATAACAAGCGTCAAAGTTGGAGCGCGTTCGCCTTAAGGGGATACGATACGCAGGACCCTAACTTTATCATCAAGCCCCACGAGATGAGCAAAAAGTGGAAAGAGGAAAACGCCGAGATGCTAAGCAAAAAGAGCGATTGGACTAACATCGCGGATAAGTTCCCCATCACTAAGGAACTTGTCAGTAGAAGATTTGGAGGGGCCGTTCCTGATAGGGTTAGATTTATGAGGCTAACGAAAGGAAACGGAGAACTTAGCAGGCACGCCGATATAACTGACCGAGAGGCAGGCGTTCAGGCAGGCCGAGTAGTTAGACTCCACATCCCTATCTACACCAACCCTAAGGTTATATTCCAATCATGGAGCCACAAAGGCCATAAGGTCGAGGCAAACATGACGGAGGGGAGCCTTTGGTACTTGGATGTTAGAAAGCCCCATACAGCCGTAAATCATGGAGAGCAAGACCGAGTGCATTTAGTCATGGACTTTTACAGTAGCGAGGAACTAAGCAACGCAATTATACATGGTGCTTGATGGATATATACAAGCGTTTAGGGCCTTGCATGCAGAGGGCAAAGCCATCCCCCTAGTTTTAGATGGAATCCACCCAAAGTTTTGCACTGGAGAGCGAACTAGATTTACGTCTATCGGTAGGGCCTACATGGAAACTATCCCCATCCCCTCCCTTTATGAGTTGCCATACTCTCACATCGATTTGCTCCCCATCCCTGATAAGTTAAAGAGCAACATCCAAATGTATAAAGTGCTAGGGATGTGCTTTACTACATCGCTTAGTTTTTTCTACCTTATGGGGATGCAGGACCTAGATGGAAATCCATACGAGATACGCAAGTGGATATCATCCAAGGACAAGACTATTAACCATACATGGCTATACTCTCAAAGCGAGGGGATAGTGGATGTAACCAAGCAACAAATCCCACTCCTAGCCAGCGACCCGCAGGATATCTACGATAACCATAAGACCTTAAAAACCTTGTATGGTTGGACACATGGAACTAAAAAGATATACATCCAAGGACAAGGGATAAGGATAGGAAAATCGGACTATAAGTATATCGGATATTTAACAAGACTAATTTCAAAAAAAACAAAACTATGAATCAACCCGCCATCATCGAAAACTATAACGGAGTGGATGTGCTCCGAGACGATTTACTAGCAGGAGGAAGTAAGAGCCGATTCCTCCCTTATCTTATCAAGGGCGCAAAAGAGGTAGTGTTCGGGGGCCCATTTTGTGGTGGCGCTCCCCTTTGCCTTTCAGTATATGGTAAAAAATTAGGGATAAAAGTTACCCTCTTTTATGCAAAGAGAAATGACTTACACCGCAACCAAAAGAAAGCCCTAGAAAACGGAGCCACTATATATCAAGTGCCATTTGGATATATGTCAAACGTTCAAAGCAAAGCAAAGAAATACTGTGAGCAAACAGGGGCCAAATTCCTACCCCTTGGCTTTGATGTTCCCGAGGCCAACGAGCCATTCATTAGCGATATGAAAGCCATAAGAGAACAGCAGGGAAAGTATGACGAAGTATGGGTAGCATGCGGGAGCGGGATGCTTACTAGATGCTTAGGCCATGCGTTCCCCGATGCAACTATTAAGGCCGTTGTTGTGGGCCTCAACTCGCGGAACCAAAAACAAAACTATCCCGCAAACGTTGAACTAATCGATTGCCCCTATATCTTTGACAAGGATTGCAAAACAAAGCCTCCGTTCCCATCCTCCGAGAACTATGACGCTAAGGCTTGGGAGCAACTGATGATTCAGGGAACAAGAGGAAAGCGTATACTCTTTTGGAATGTCCTCTAAAATCAAAAATAAGCGCATAAAGACCTTGTTAGAGAGCGTTACATACATAAATAGATATATTATATAACTTTGTATAGTTAACCCCTTAGACAGCAAGAAAACATAAAACATAAGATTATGGCCTCTCAGACACAAAAAGACACACAAAAAAAAGGAAACCACGCTGTTTTGAAGCAAGCCATGGTGCAAGCGATGGAGAAAAGCCTCGGGATAGTTACGACAGCATGCAAAAGCGTGGGGATATCCCGCGATTCGCACTACCGATGGATGCGAGACGATGAGGAATACCGCGCTCAAATCGAAAGCATCGAGAGCATGGCCCTAGACCTTGCAGAGAGCAAACTACACGAGCAAATACTAGAGGGCAACACAGCCTGTATAATCTTTTTCTTAAAGACCAAGGGCAAGCGCCGAGGCTATGTAGAAAAGCAAGAGGTGGAGACAACCATTAAGGCCCCTGACTTCTCAGGGATATCTACTAACGAACTCATGGATTTGCTAGCCGAATGATGAAAGTAAGCGCTCAGGATAAGCGATACCTAAGGGATTTGCTCCGCATGGAGTTAGCAAGGCGCGACCTTTGGCAGTTTTGCCTCTTTTATGACCCTGATTTCTTTCGAGATAGGGCGTTCTTAAAGGATGTAGCCGTATCCCTCCAAGAGATTGAAGAGGGTAAGATTAGGAGCCTCAGCGTATCGATGCCACCAAGGGCGGGGAAATCCTACATCACATCCCTTTACTGTGCATGGACCTTAGGCAGAAATCCAAGTGAAAGCATCATGCGGAACACTTGTACAGCCTCCCTATACGTTAAGTTCTCATACGATGTGAGGGCCATCATCATGAGCGATAAGTATCGAACCGTATTCCCTAGCGTAAGGCTCAGCGATGATAAAAAGAACTTGCAGGGATGGAACACTAACTCATCGCGCCAAGTGGGCTATTTTGGAGCGGGTGTGGGCGGTACTATCATCGGGTTCGGGGCCACTAAGGTAGCCATCACCGATGACCTTTATCGAGGGATTGAGGACGCCATGAGCGATACAGTAAACGATAGGATACACCAGTGGAAACAATCCACGCATGACTCTCGCTTTGAAACAGGGTGCGCTCGCGTTGATATCGGCACAAGATGGAGCCTAAACGATGTCATAGGGAGGAACATGCAAGAGGGCCAGTACGATAAGAGCATCATCATCCCCGCCCTTAAAGATGACGGCACATCCTTTTGCGAGGCCGTTATGACTACCGCTGAATTCCAAGAGAAAAGAAAGCGCACGAGCCCTGAAATTTGGAGCGCTGAGTATATGCAAGAGCCCGTAGACATCAAAGGCCGTTTGTTCTCGGAGTTGCAGTTCATCGATGAGGTTGAGTTTCAGGAACTAGTAGCAAAGCGAGGTATCGATGGAGCCGTTGCCTATATCGATGTGGCAGACCAAGGGGCCGACTATACAGCCATGGCCGTAGCCGTTATAGTTAACAACGCTTACTATCTAGCAGAGTTGATTTACACCAAGGATAACACCGACATAACGCTCCCCCTTTGCGCCTCAGTTCTAAACAAGTGGAATGCTACCTATTGCCGAGTTGAAAGCAACAGCATGGGGGCCATGTTTGCGAGGCAGTTGCAGCACTTAACATCATGCAGGATACTACAAGTAGCCAACCAAGTAAACAAGAACACGCGCATCATCATGCAGAGCGTTTACATCCAACAGCGACTGAATTTCGTTAGGCGCGAACATGATGCTCAGGCCTTGCAGTTCATCGATAACGTGCTATCCTACTCCAAAGAGGGAAAGAACAAGCATGACGATGCTCCTGATTGTTTGGCAGGGCTCTCACTTTTTTTACAATCGATGTTTAAAAATCAGTAACTTTACATCATGAAACAACTTAACGCATGGATTTACTAAACTTTTGGCAATCATTTTTCGGTATAAACATCAACTCGATGGATAGGTATATCGATGAGATGCGCAACATATTCCCTTTCTCAAAATCGCAGATATGGGGAAAAAAAGAGGCGGTGTGGGTCGATGTCCACGATGCTTGGAAACTCTACATCGAAATCCCTGAACTTCGCGCCGTTATCGATAAGCGTGCGCAGATGATGGCCTCTAACCATCCATGCTTGTATGACGCCCAAGGCAACAAAGTAGAAAGCCATTGGTTACTATCCCTGATTGATAAGCCTAACGCCGTTCAGTCATGGGCCGATGTAGTATACTCTTTGAGCGTTCAGGATGGCCTGTATAACAACGCCTTTGCGTATGCTCCCGCTAGGATGGCAGGGATAAGAAACCTAATCGTGCCATTGCCAGCGGACAAAGTAAAAATGCACCTAAGCGGAAAGCGATTGAAGCAAATGGATGCGGAGGACTTAGTCGATAAGTTCACTTTTGTTTACGATACAGGAGACAAAGAGGATATACTGTGGGAGGATATGCTTTACTTCATAACTGACGATGGTATGAACATCATTAAACCTGTGAGCCGTATCGAAACTTTGCGCTATCCGTTGAGCAACATCAAGGCCCAGTATCACAAGCGCAACGTCTTGTTGGAAAACATCGGAGCAATAGGTATCCTAAGCGCTGAAAACTCGGACATGGCGGGTACTATCCCGATGACTCCCGAGGAAAAACAAAAGATTAGAAACGATTGGTATCGGCGCTCCAAAGATGAGTTAATCATCACCGAGGCTAAGGTCGATTGGACTCCTATGTCATACCCAACTAAGGACTTAATGCTCTTTGAGGAATTGACCGCGGACAAGATGGCCCTCTTTGATGCTTACGGCTTAAACGCCAACATTTTTTCTAGCGATAAGGGAGCAACTTTTACCAACGTTAGGGATTCCATCCGCATGATTTATACGGATACAATCATTCCTGAAACTCAATCGATGTATGACTCGATGATGAGACAGTGGGGCCTCCATGACCAAGGCTATTACTTAAAGGCCGAGTTCGACCATTTGCCAATTATGCAAGATGATGAAGTCAGCGCTCAACAAGTAATCAAGACCAAGGCGGAGGCGTATAGTATGATGCTCAGGGATGGAGTGATTTCAAAGCAACAGTATGCGGATGAGTTTGGTATAACTTTGGAGGCTATCGATAAGTTTCAGGCGCAGGCGGAGGGCCTTATCAACGCACAAACGCAGTTAAGGGGAACCATTGGAGGCCTTGACGGAATAATCGCCTTAAACACAGCCGTTGGAGTGGGCCAAATATCGAGAGAGGTGGCCATCGCAACGCTAGTAAACTACTATGGATACGATTCAGGGATAGCGCAACAAATGATTACGCAACCCGCTCAATCATCCGCTCAAAATGTTTAACTTTACACTATGAAAGGAAACCTATACAACACTAAAACCCTCCATGGTATCAAAGATATGGACAGCGATAAGCGCCAAGTGGCCGTTTACCTATCCAAGTTTGATAGTATCGATTCCGATGGGGATGTCATCCGCAGGGGAGCGTTCAGCAAGAGCCTCCAAGAGCGCGGGGTATATAGCCAAAGCAACCGCAAGATAGCATTCTTACGGCACCATGATTGGCAACAGCCCATTGGTAAGTGGCTAACATTGCAGGAGGATGAGTTCGGCCTCTTTGGCGTGGCTCAAATGGGGAACAGCACCATCGCAAACGATGCGTGGGAGGACTACAAGATGGAAATTATCAGGGAGCATTCGATTGGATTTCAGTATATAGTTGATAAAATCAAGTATGTAGAGGATGCAACGGCTCAGGGAGGTGGATACTTTGACATCAAAGAGGTAAATCTTTTTGAGGGGAGCGCCGTTACATTTGGAGCAAACGAAAACACTCCCGTTATAGAAGTCAAAAGCGCAGAGGATAAAACCAAAAAGATGGTTGACATCGCGTCCGACATCGAGAGATGCGTTAAATCCCTCACAACAGGGGATTACAGCGACGAAAGAGGGTACGCCTTGGAGATGCGGTTAAAATGGCTTAATAATCAACTTATGTTACTCTCGCTAGCGGAGCCGTTCGACAAAATCGAGCACTCAACAAAGGCAGAGCCAACAGCGCCAACATTCGATTGGCAAAAAGTGGTAAATCAGTTCGCCCAAAAGTAAGGAACTGAAAAATTGTCTAACTTAAAAAGGAAAAAGTGGAAAATTTAACACCCGAGCAAGTTGTCGAAAAATTGAACGGCATCCTTGCAGAAAAAACAAAAGGGATGGCCTCAGTTGAGGACATCAACGCTATCAAAAGCGAGTTAAGTAAATTAAATTCGCTAGAGGAAAAAAGCGCTAACATCGAGAGCGCAATCGCTAAATTCGAGGCCAGCATCGAGGCGATGAAAGAGAGCGCAAAGAAAGGCGAAAAAACAACGCCTAAGAACTTGCGCCAAGCCATCAACATGACCGTAGCAGAAAAGCACGCGGATATCATGGACCAAGTTTATGAGAAAGGCCAAGCGCTTAACTTAGACGTGAAAACTGATACCACTATCACAGGTGACTATACAGGAAACATCGCGCTTAGCACTTTGGAGGCAGGAGTTAACCGCATCGCTCGTCCTATCCGTAGAATTATGGAGATTTCGAACGTTGGAACTACTTCTAGCAAGTTCGTAACTTACATCGCGCAGGATACGCAGTCAACTACTGGATTCGTAGCAGAGGCAGTAGCCAAAGCAAACGGACAAGTTCAGTATACGGAGGTATCAGTAGCCGTTAAAAAAGTGGCGGGCTTTATCAAAGTATCCAAAGAAATGTTGGCAGACTTATCGTTTGTTCAGGCAGAAATCAACAACGATTTGATGGAGAGCATCGAGCAAAATATCGACTTTGCTTTGCTTAACGGAAACGGCGCAGGTAACAACTTAGATGGAGTTATCAACCAAGCGACTGCATGGTCAGCGGGGGTATTTGCAGGAAACGTAACTAACCCTACTGTTATCGATGTTCTTCGCGTGGCTAAGGCTCAGGTTGAGGGCGCAGATTTCTACCCTACTCACATCGTGTTGCATCCCGACGATGTGGCTCGCATCGAGATGAGCAAAACAACGCAAGGGGAGTATACATACCCTAACTTCGCTGTTGGGATGGCTCCAAACATGCAGTTGAGCGGACTAATCATCGTACCATCTACTAACATGACGGCGGATAACTTCCTAGTGGGAGACTTCTCGAAATTCAACGTTCGTATGAGAGAGGGCGTTAACATCCAAGTAGGATACGAGGGTGATGACTTTGCTCGAAACATGGTATCCATCTTAGCGGAGGCACGCCTTTGTTCTTTCGTTAAGCAGAACGATGTTACTGCATTCGTAACGGGAGATTTCACTACCGCTATCGCGGCACTATAATCTAACAGCAACTTAAACCCTTAGACATGGCAGAGCAAAGAAAAAGAGGCCGAAAGCCAAAGAGCGAAAAAGACGTAACGATTAGCGTCGATACTCCAAAAGTGGACCTTGAAATCAACAAAACCGAAGAGGGCCTAACGGCTACTTTGGATACTCCCCGCGTAGATATACATGTGGAGAAAACGGAGGACAAGATATCCATCGAGGTAGACATCGATGATAAAAAAGAGTACGAGGCGATAGCCACAGGTAAAAATCCAACGCTCCCTAAGGGAACTGTATGGAAAGTTACAGGCGAAATCCTAAAAATCTTTATACGCAAAGGCATTGCTAACCTTAAAAAGAAGTAAAAGAAAATGATAGTATCGATTGGCGATTTTACGGGAAAGTATGAGTTGCACACAGGCATCTACGACCAAAGCAAGATAACGGCTTACATCGCAAAGTATGAGCCTAGATACATGCGTGAACTTTTGGGAGCGCAACTGTATGAGGACTTTGTATCCGATATCGACCAACAATCGAACGAGCCCAAGTCGCCAAACTTTCAAACCCTTTACAATCCGTTTGCGGTGGATGTAAATCTTTACCGCATCTTGGAAAGTGAGGGAATCAAAGAGATGCTAATCGGATTTCTTTACTTTGAGTATATCAAGGATACAAGCAACACCATCACGCCGTTTGGTAATACAGTGAGCAGGAGCGAATTAAGCAAGTTAGCCACTTCGCTCCAATCGCTCATGTATAACCGATATAACGAAAGCGTTCGGACGTTTATGGCTATCAGGGAGTATATAGTTTTGAATTGGAACGATTTCCCTCTTGGCCAAGCCGTAAGCAGTCAAATCACTACAGTTGGAAATGGGTATATATCCGCATCCAACGTAACGCCTGTTGCACTATCAGGGATAGTAAAAACGCTAAGCATAGCCAGCGCAGGAACAGGATACGCAACCAACAATGGTGTTGCTACATCAGGGGGGAGCGGAACAGGGCTAACGGTTGACTATACGGACAACGGCTCAGGCGGAGTGCTATCGGTAACGATTGATAACTACGGCTCAGGATACAAGGCAGGGGATGTTGTTACTATCCTAGACGGCAACGATGATTGCACGCTAACGATAACAAGCGCCTCGCAGATAATCGCGGGCTCAGGCCTTAAGATTAACTATGTCGCTTTGCCGATTGGCGAAATCATCAATCAAACTCTTTTAACTGCAGGCTCAGGCTATACAACAGCCACGCAAGTTCCAACCACAGGAGGTAGCGGGAACGGATGTATCGTAAACATACAAGATGATGGAGCGGGCGGTGTCCTATCCATGACAATCTTTGATGGAGGAACAGGCTATCTAGTAGGGGAAACTCTTACTATCGATGCGGGAAATCAAGACGCTACGTTCATAATCGCGAACATCCACGATGGAGAGGTTGACGAAATCCTTATAACTACCAAAGGGAGCGGTTACGCTATCGGGGATGAGTTCCTAATTTCAGGAGGGAGCGGAACGGCTGTGTTTGAACTTGACTATGTTGGGATAGGAGACATTTCGCTTTACAACGGCAGAGAGAAACTTTACAATTATTGGATATGACGAACGAAGTTTCACAAGTTATCAAATCCATCTACTCGGCCCTCGTAAACTCCGTAGACGGCGTTTATGACGCTAATAGCGATACCACGTTGATATGCAACACTAAGTGGATGCGCTCAGGGATGGTTGTGGAGAACTCAACAGGCGATAAGTATCGTATCTTGACTATCGAGTATGATGAGTATGTAACTTGGGAGCCTCTCAATCCCGCAAACAACACACCCTTGGAGGGAGTTATAACTATCCCCACTCCATACTGGATAACGGGCACGCAGTTAGCAACCAACAGGGAGTGGACTATTGCAAGCGCAAACCTAACTAGTAAGTTGCCTTTGGTTTGGCTACTTGAAGTTATCAGGATGCGTAAGTATGGGATGGAGAGCACATACGATTTCGATGCGGATATCCGTATGTTTTTCTTAGATGAAACGAACGTGGCCCAGTACTATACCGAGGACCATCGGAGCATCGTTATGTATCCAATGGAAAAGTTATGTAATGAGTTCCTAAACGTAGTAAATGAGGATGCAAGATTTGTGCGATTTGATGACTATGAGTTGATTACTTTTAGTCGATTTGGCACCGAGCGAAGTGATGGGATGTTCGCTAACATCCTAGATGCAAACCTAAGTGGGGTAGAGTTGCGAATTAGATTAGTGAAGTATAAAGAAAATTGTATTTGTTAAAAACCTTTAAAACTTAAAAACATGGCAATAGGCTGTAATTGTGATTTAGGCCTCTCTAACACAGGGAGACCAAACTGTTTGCCCTTACAAAGCGTAACGAGCAAACTAATTTTAGTGCCCTTGCAGGATAATGCAGGAGCCTACAACCGTATCGATTTAGCAACGCTACCAACATGGAGCGCGCTCATCAACGATACTGACCCATCTCAAAGATGGTACCCTTTACCTGCATTCGAGAACGTGGAGTTGCCTAAGGCAGACACAGTATTCGAAGAGGCTAACAGCGGGCGGATGGCTTACTTACGTCAAGGAAAGCGTTCATTTACGGGCGAACTTTGGGCGTATGATTCAACCCCTCAGTTCTTGGGTAAACTATCCTCAGGGAGATGCGTAGAGTTCGGAGTTTATGTAGTTGACATCAACGGCTCCCTTATCGGTAGCAAAGTAGGAAACTATTTGTATCCTATCCCTGTTGATAATCAATCTTGGGACCCGAAG